CTGGAACAGCAGGAGCATACTTATCCTATAGAGACACTGGAGCTACTAAATGGACACTTTATAAAGAAACTAATAACGATTTTTACCTTTATAACGCTGCAGCAACTTCATATCCAATTCATGCAAAAGCTGGAGGAGATATAGTATTTATGGAAGATGGAGGTAATTTAGGTGTAGGACCAGGAACTCCAGCATCTAGATTAGACGTATCAGGATCTATTAGAGTACACCAATCTGCAGCTTCAAAATATATAGAAGTATTTGGAGGAAATAGTGGAAACTTCATAGATAGTTACGCTAACAATTTATATATTAGATACGGCGGAGATACTAATAAGTCTATAATGTTAGACAGTTTAGGCAACTTAACATTCAGTTCTAGAGCAATATTTCCTTCTTCTGCTGGATCCACAGCAAGCCCTACTATAGCATTCCCTTCCCATTCCACAGCAAACCATGCTGGTATATACTATGACCAAAATAACCAGTACTTAAAATTCAGAGCAGCAGATGGAGATAGAGCCTGGATAGGTTCTGCCGGTATATTCTCTAACTCTAATGTATATTCAGGTACAACAGGGCAGTTTAGAAATTATGGAGGTGTATGGAAAGCAACAACAGGTACTTCTGGTAACGGATTTAATTTCTCATCTGCAGATATACCTAATGCAGTTACTATTACAGGTACTGCAAGTAATATCTTAAAAATTACAGGTTCTGGTACCAGTACGGGTATACAGATAGAAAAAGCTAGTGGTAGTAGTGCATCAACTGCAATGCTTACACACTTACGTCAAGGTAATTCTACATTTTATGTATCAGTTGACGAAAATCAAAATGGAGGTAAAGCCTTTGCAGTAGAGATTAGCGGAAGCACAAGATTATCAGTAAATGCATCTAGAACTTATCATTACAATACTCTTAACTTAAGAAACCGTACTACCGGCAATAACCCACCAGAGATTCAATTCGATAGAGACGATTCTACTACTTCAAATGGAAATAATCTTGGTGCGATAGTAGCTAGAGGTAATGATCCTTCTGGATACGAAAATGGTGCACAAATAAAATTTAAAGCAGATGGTACTTGGGATTCAAACGATTATCCTAGTAGAATAGAATTTGCTACTGATCAAGCAGGTACTATGACTAATATACTTGTATTAGATAGTAACCAATCATCTTCCTTTACAGGTAATGTAACAATAACAGGTAATTTAGAAGTAACCGGAACTACTACAACAGTTAATTCTACTAATTTAGATTTATCAGATAATATCATAGGTTTAAATAGAGGTGCCTCATCTAATGCAAATGATTCAGGTATTATAGTAGAAAGAGGCAGTACAGGTAATAATGCAGCATTAATTTGGGATGAAAGTGAAGATAGTTGGAAATTTGGAACTACAACTGCAACACCAGATTCTACAGGAAATCTTTCTGTAGCAGCAGCACCATTTATATCAAATGGATTTTGGACTACTACTAGTGCAGTTTCTCACTGGGGAGGTTATAATACAGTATACGGAACTCTAACATGGTCTTCAGGATTTGCATCTATATATTCAAGAGCAGATGCAAGATTGAGATTAGGTTCTCATAATACTCAAGGTGTTATGGTAATATCTTCTTCTAAAGTAGGTATTGGAACAGAAACACCTCATGGTAGTGATACAGCATTACACGTACATGGAGGAAATATACTTCAATCAGGTTCTACAGCTAATAATCTATATATTCAAGATGGATCTAATGTACGTGGTAGCAATCATTTATTTTTACAAGGTGATGCAAGTTATGTACAGGTAAAATCTCCCGGTAATGCTCTATATTTAGATGCAGGTGCTGGACAATACTTTAGAAATGGTTCAGGTACTCAATACGGTCATTTTAGAACTAACAATTACTTGTTTAATACCGGTTCTGCAAGTACAGTAGGAGGAAGTGCATTTATGACATTAAATGTTGGAGCAACTACTAATAAACCTATTTCTATTGTAAATGATGGAACTGATGGAATGTATATTAGAAGATATGATTCTTCTGGTAAATATCAAATACAGACAACATCAGGCGGTGGTAACTCAGGTATTTTATCTTTACAATCATATGGAGGTAAAGTCTCTATCGGAACAATAGATGCACCAGGACAAGGAAATTTAGAAGTAAGAGGCATAATTAAAACCTCAGGAAGTTCTAATGGTTTCTTTTTAGAAGGAGCTGCAGGGTCAGCAGGTGATGAAGCAAGAATTTACTTAGGTGTTAACAGTGCATATGCTGGTAATACATTAGGGTTTATGTCAGGAAGATCTGGTTCGGTTCATAATAACTATGAATTTAGAACCGGAGATAATGATACTAGTTCAGCAGTAAGATTATGGATCTCAGCTTCTGGAACGGTTGGTATAGGTACACAAGTACCTGTAGAAAAGTTTACAGTAGCAGGAGGTAGTATTATAGCTACAGGTTCTGGTAATACAAGTATTATAGCACGTTCTTCAGGAGGATGGAGTGGATTACAAACAGTCTCATCAGATGCAGAAAATGCTTACTTATTTTTCAAAGATGTATCAGGAGAAAGATCTAGAATATGGGCTAGTTCAAATAATGATTTAAGATTTGCAACAAACGGAGGCGGATCAACAGCTTTAATAATAGATAGTAATAAAGACGCGGAATTTTTTGGACAAACTTTTTCTTTTGGTACTTCTAATGCAACTACAACTACACTTAACCTGACAGCAACTAATACAGCTGGATCCCCTGCAAACGCAGTTCAAGTTATAATGACAGGTTATGAAGGAAGAGGTGTAGGACATTTTTATTTAGATACATCTTATAATAATAATGAGTGGTTTAGCGGTATGAGATATAGCGGTGGTGCTGCTAATTTCCAAATAGGATATTCAGCCACCGGCCAAGCAGAGTATATTACTTCTTCTCTAGTGAATATACATAAATCAGGTGTAGTAACATTTTCTGGAAGTAATTCTGTTCACAATTCTGGTAGCGTAATAATATCAAACGGACAAATAAGCATTTCAGGCGATGGAACAAATGCAACTACTTTAACAGAAAGTGGTAATGGTGATTTTACCATTGCTGCTGTAGATGATTTAAGATTACAAGCAGGCGGAGAAGATATAGTACTAAAAGGAAGTAGTGGTACAGAATTTGGTAGATTATCTAATTCAAGTGGACATACTATATTAAGAAATACTTCTAACGATAAAAACATAACAATTAAGTTCAAAACAGGTGGTAGTGAATATAACGGATTAATAATTTCTGCTTCCCAAAACGGTACTGCTTACTTTAATAGAAATGTACATGCAGGCTCAGGTTATAGTATGTTTGCAGCAGCATTTTATGATTCTTCAAATTCTTCTTACCTATTAGATCCAGCAAATACTGGAACGTCTTTAGCTGTAGCAGGTAAAGCCGGGTTAGGAGGAGTAACTAGTCCAAGTAAAACACTACATGTTGGAGGAGTAGGAGGTTCTGGAGGAGGAATAATGATATCACCATCTTCAGGTGATGCTGAAATACAATTTCAAGACTCAGGAGTTACAAATGCATATATAACTCTAGAAGATGGAACTCAAGAATTAAGATTCAGAGATGATACTGCTAATGTGTTAAACATTAATTTCAGTACTGAAAGAGTAGGAGTAGGTATTACAGCACCATCAGCAAAATTACATGTATCCGGTACAAATGATGTAGCTTTAATAGAAGGATCAGGTAGTACAATACTATCAGTAGAAGGATCACAAGGTCAATTATTCTCTGTAACAGATTCTCTATCTGGATCTTTATTTGCTGTTAGTGATATCTCAGGTATCCCTATCTTAGAGGTAGAATCTAATGATGCTGTTACAATGGGTACCTTTGGAGCTAACACACTTGTAGTTACAGGTTCTAGAATAGGTATAGGAACAGCAGATCCTTCTTACCCTGTTCATATATACGGTAATGGAAGTGCTAGATTTATGGTAAGTTCTGATGTAGCTGTATTAGGATCAACTAATTTTGCAATACCAGCAGGTAGAAAGTTATTATTAGATGGTATTGGTGGTCATACATATATAGAAGAAGAATCAGATAGTAATCTTAAAATTTATGTCGCTGGAAGTGAAAGATTAAATATAACAAATACCGTAGCACAATTTGCAGGAGAAGTAGAAGCTTCAACTCTAGACATAAACGGAGTTAGTGCTCTTGATGGTAAAGTAACAATTACAGATGACGATGCTGGTGCGTTAACTGTAAGAAGAGCGTCTAATACAGATCAAGCCTTATATTTAAGAGGTGGCGCTGGTTCAGGTGAGGGTAGAGTTGCGGCTCAATACTCTTTAGACTTAGTATCAGGTTTAGGTGGTAGTAATAATTATGATTTAAAACTTGTTACAAACGCTGGTACAGCTTTACAAATAGATGCTAGTAATAGTAATACATCTATATTTTCAGGACCTTTAGATGTAAACAGTAACGCTGATATATCAGGACAACTTACAGTACATAATACATCAAGCATTTCAGCACAACATGTTGCAATAGGATCAGCAGGAGCTGCTAATTACTTATACTTACAAGGATTAGGAGATACAGATAAAGTTTATTTAGGCACACACCACAATGGTATGTTAGATATTCATGCTCAAGATGCAACTAATTTCATGTCTGCTTCTGTTACTATGATGACAGTTAGTAGTAGTGGTAAAGTTGGTATAGGAACAACCACACCAACTGTAAATCTTGAAGTTGTAGGAACAGGTGCTCCAGATATTAGAGTTAGAGATGCAGATGGTACAAATCACTACGGTGATAGAGGCCATAATGGTGGTAATACTACTTATGTTTCAAGAAAAGGTACTGCATACGGTTCACATACGTTCTATAGATCAAATGGTACTTCAACAACTGCAGTTTTAACTTTAGATACAAGTGGACACGTATCATCTTCAGGTAATTTTAAGTTGGCAGACAATAAAGCGATATCATTTGGTAATGATGATGATTTAAATATATATCACGACACCACCAACGGCCTAATAACAAACGAACTTGGACAACTTATTATTCAAAATAATCAAAGTGATGGTGATATTATTTTCAATGGTAAAGATGGTAGTTCTGCTATAACTGCTCTAACATTAGATATGTCAGATGGTGGTACAGCGGAATTTGGCAGTAGAGTATATTTCCCAGAATATCTTGCTCACAGTGGAGATCCTGATACACTTTTTGGATTTAGCGGTAATGATACATTTATTATTAACACTGCTGGTACAACCGCTCTTACAATAGATTCTTCTCAAGATGCAACTTTTGCAGGTAATATAAGTGTTGGCGGTACTATAATTAATATGGATACTATATATCTTCAAGATACAGCAGGTGGAAGATTAGGTTTCAATAGAAACACATCTAATGGTGCAATTCACAATAGTGGTTACAACGCTTTTCAATTACAAGTAAACACATCCGGCGCTTCTGGTTGCTTAGAAGTACAGGCCTACAATGGGGCTGGTACCTACGGTGGTAGTTTCTTAGTTGACGGATCTGCTCGACCAATTATTAACGATCGTATACTACATAATGGAGATACTCATTCTTATTTTGGATTCCCTGGCGGTGATACATTTAATATTGTTTTAGGAGGATCAGAAAGATTACGCGTTGATTCTTCAGGTAATGTCGGTATCGGAACAACTGCACCTGCAGTTACAACAGGAATTACTCCAAGACTAGACATTGTAGGTGGAATAACTCATACAGCTATTAGAAGAAAACCTATTGCATGGTCAGCATCACCTGCAGCAGGAGAATCAGGGTATTATGCATTATTAGCAAAATTTGATATAGACGATGCAAATAATACAGATTTATGTGCCGTGTATACGATATCTGCAGAAGAAACCTCAGGCGTTGGATGTTATGCACGTATAATGATTAAACTACGTAAAGGCACATCTTCAAGTACCTTACAAGTAGCATCTTTAACTATACTTGATATTGATGGAAATGTATCCGATTTTGGAGCAAGTGATGCTACTTCTAATGCTGAAATGTTAGAAGAAGACAGTTTTATTTTAAAAGTAATATCTGCATCTGATGTAAGGTTATATATTAAAAAGAAAACTACTTACGGAATAGTTCATCTATTTGAAGATTCATTATCATATGAAAATAATCTTGACTCTACTGATACTACGCAAATAACTTATTACGAAGATGCTGATTGGAGCGCTAGCTTACCTATGACAGCTGGTAATACTATAAGTTCTTATATGGCTGCTACTAGAGCTATGCATCAATTTGCATTCTTTACTAACACTACTTCTACAAGGTATTTATCTTTATATAGTGGATTTTTAACTGGTAATGTAAGTTATAACCAAAGATATGTAATACCTAAACCAGGTAAACTAGTAGGAATGTCCATCCAGGCTAATGCTTCTAGATCTAATAATACATTAAGAATATATGACGCAGATAATCCAACTAGTTATTCTCAAATGACAAGCACCTCTTTTAGCGTTACAGCAAATAGAAATACTTGGGTGCCTTTAAACTTAGGTTTAAATATGAACGGTAGTGCATTAGGAGACGATAATGCAATAGTATTCGGTATAAACTGTTCTTCATCTACAACAACTAACTGGAATGCAGTAGCAGTATTCCAATTTAATTAAACTAAATAAAATGGCAACAATAGATAGTACATTTGGAAAAAAAGAATTAACAAAAGCAGCATCTACTTCAGAATTATCTGATATGGCTTCTAAAGGAGAAAAAGCACAACTTAGTAATGGAGCATTAGTAATGGATTCTACTACAAAATCCGCTATTGATGCAGCAACAGATCCTTCTATATTAATAAATGATGAAGCAGAGTTTCTAAGATCTAAATTCTATTTTAAACAAATAGAAGATTTGAGAGCTGAAATAGCTAAATTACATGCTTACGTAAAAGCTGCATTTGGAACAGATTCATCAGCAGCATCTTCAAAAGGGGCAAAAGGTGATACTGGTAATACAGGTCCACAAGGACCTACTGGACCTCAAGGAGCTACTGGAGCAACAGGAGCTACAGGACCTGCTGGTAGTAATGCTTCAGTTAGTGGTTTTGAAGGAAGCAAAACAGTTGGTAAAGAAACATGGACATTTGAAGACGGTTTATTAAAAACAGTAAAATAAAAAATATAAACTATTTATAATAAAATAAGTAAATGGCTGTAAAGTACACTTGGGATTGCAAAACTGTTGATGCTTACAAAGAGCATAGTGATGCACAAACCCCAACAAATAAGAAACCTGATGTAATTCACACCGTACATTGGAAACTTACAGGTAAAGAAACTAAAGACGGAGTTGAATATGTAAGCGATTGCAACGGTATTACTTTAATAGATACTGATGATTTATCAGACTTTAAAGATTTCTCTGCTCTGACAAACACAGACATTAAAGGATGGGTTACAGAATCTTTAGGTAATACTAAAGTAGAAGCATATAAAGCAACAATTAAAAGTACTATAAAAGAAAAACAGAATCCAACAACTATTTCAAAATTAATTGAAAGTTAGTTGGAATATTAAAAAATAGTTCTTATATTATAAAGAATATTAATCGATTAAATAAATTAAAAGTTTTAAAATTATGGCAAATCAAAAGCTAAAAGAAGAAGAAGTAAAAAATTTACAAGAACTTCAACAAAAAAACGCTGCACTTGTTACTGAATTAGGAAGTATTGAGTTAGCAAACATTGGATTAGAAGAGCGTAGAGAAAATGCTGAAAAATTTCTATTCGAACTTAGGGAAGAAGAGAAAGAACTAGCAAAGTCTTTAGAAGAAGCTTATGGAATAGGTTCTATCGACTTAGTTAAAGGTGAATTCATACCAGCCCCTGTTCAAGAAGAAGAGGTTGCTGAAGAAGTAGCTGAGTAGTTTCTATAGTCTAAATACAATTTTTAGTTTAGGAGGGTTTTTACATCCTCCTTTACTATTTATATAAGAGAAGTAAAAACATTTCTAACAACACTGTTTTACATTCCTAAACGATATTTATAATAAACTAAATAATAAATTAGACCAGACATGGCAGAACAAATTATTTCCCCAGGTGTTTTTACAAGAGAAAATGATATTTCTTTTATAACGCCAGCACCAGTAGATGCGAGCTCAGCATTTATAGGACCAACAGTAAAAGGACCAGTAGAACAACCTACTGTAGTTACTTCATATAACGAATATAAAGCTATATACGGAGAGACTTTTTCTTCAGCTTCAGTTAATAGAGAATTCCTTACTTCTATCGCAGTTAAAAACTTCTTCCAACAAGGAGGAAATTCAGCTTTAGTTACAAGAGTTGTATCTGCTTCTCAACACTGGACTCAAGCACAAAGTGCAGCAGTAACATCATCGTTAATTGCAGGTGTTCCATTTACGTTGAAAACACACGGAAAAGGTGTAATATATAATAACGGTACATCCGCAACAGATCATGGAACTGAAATAGCAGGATCAGGAGGAGCATTAGTATCTGGTTCTAAAGATAATATTAGATGGGAAGTAACAAATAAAGATAATAATAATGGAACATTTACCTTATCTATTAGAAGAGGAAATGACAACCATAGTAATAAAGTAATATTAGAGCAATATACAAATGTAAATTTAGATCCTAACTCAGATAACTATATAGAAAAAGTAATAGGTAATCAAACTACTACTGTAGCTACTGACGGTAATTTAAAATTTGTTAAAACTACAGGTAACTTTGTAAATAAATCTAACTACGTTTATGTATCAGCAGTAGGAAAACCAACAATTGATTACTTAGCAGCAGATGGATTCACAGTTAATTCAGACGGTACTAATTCTTACTCAGCATCTTTACCAGCTGAAGAATCAGGATCTTTCTATAATGGAGGAGGTAATATAGTTGTACCGTCTATGACATTTAATGATGCTATTTCTAATACCGATACACAAGGTTTAGAAGCAGCAGATTATTCTGATGCAATTACAATTTTGCAAAATAAAGACGAATACGTTATTAACGTAATGGCAGCACCAGGGTTAATATATGATCATTCATCTCACGGAACTGTATTAGACTCATTAATATCAGCTGCAGAAACAAGAAGCGATTGTATTGCAATAATAGATTTAGTAGCTTATGGAAGCACAACTGCAAATGTAGTAGATCAAGGTAAATTAGTAAATAGCTCTTATGCAGCAGCTTACTGGCCTTGGGTACAATTAAGCGGAGGAGCAGGTATTCAATGGGCACCAGCTTCTTGTGTAGTACCAGGAGTATATGCATTTAACGATAGCGCTGCAGCACCTTGGTTCGCACCAGCAGGATTAGTAAGAGGAGGTATCACTGGAGTTGTTCAAGCAGAACAGAAATTAAGTAGAGTACAGAGAGATACAATATATGCTGGAAAAGTTAATCCAATAGCTACTTTCCCTGGACAAGGAATCGCAGTATTTGGACAAAAAACATTACAAACTAAAGCATCAGCATTAGATAGAGTAAACGTTAGAAGATTATTAATCGCGCTTAAGAAATTCTTAGGAGATCAAGCTAGTAATTTAGTTTTCGAACAAAATACAATTGCAACAAGAAATAGATTCTTAGCAAATGTAAATCCATACTTAGAATCAGTAGTACAAAGACAAGGTCTTTATGCATACAGAGTAGTAATGGATGACACAAATAACACAGCAGACGTTGTTGATAGAAATCAATTAGTAGGTCAAGTATTTATTCAACCAGCTAAAACAGCAGAATTTATAGTACTAGACTTTACAATTGAACCTACAGGAGCAACTTTTGCATAATAAATTTAAATTAACAATATTTATAATAAAATAAATAAAACATGGCAGTATTAGATCCAAGCGAACTTATGTTTAAGGCCTTTGAACCAAAGGTACAAAACAGATTTGTAATGTATGTTGAAAACATTCCTTCATTTATGGTAAAGAATGTTAAAGCACCTACTTTCACTGATAACATTATAAAATTAGATCACGTTAACTCTTATAGAAAAATTAGAGGAAAAAGAGAGTGGGAAGATATAACAATGACTCTATATGATCCAGTAACTCCATCTGGTGCTCAAGCTGTTATGGAATGGGCTAGATTAGGATACGAATCAGTAACTGGTAGAGCAGGTTATTCAGATTTCTACAAAAAAGATTTAACTCTAAATATTTTAGGACCTGTTGGTGACATTGTAGGTGAATGGATCATCAAAGGAGCAATACTAACTAATGGAGATTTCGGACAGTACGATTGGACATCTGATGAACCAGTAGAAGTAGCAATTACTGTTGCAATGGACTACTGTGTATTAAACTACTAAAGTTAACTTACATATAAAATTGAAGAACCCGGAATTATCCGGGTTTTTTGTTGGTTTAAAAAAAGAAATTTCGTATATTTATATATACAACTAGTTATAACTAAATAAAATTTATGGAACCAAAGTTCACAATACCAACTGAAGAAATAGAATTACCTTCAAAAGGACTACTTTATTCTGCTGATTCTCCCCTTGCAACAGGAAAATTAGAGATGAAATATATGACAGCAAAAGAAGAAGACCTTCTAACTAATCAAAACTACATTAAGAACGGTACAGTTATTGATAAACTGTTAAAATCATTAATAGTAAATAAAGATTTAGATTATAATCAAATTCTTATCGGTGATAAAAATGCAATTATGATTGCAGCTAGAATATTATCTTACGGTAAAGATTATAAAATAAGATATGCTGGAGAAGAATTTACAGTAGACTTAACTGAATTGAAAAATATTGAAATTGATGAGAGTAACTATGACGGTGGAACTAATAATTTTGAATTTGAATTACCCTCTACGGGTAATAAAGTTACTTTTAAACTGCTTACACATGGAGATGAAAAAAATATAGAAAGAGAAATAGCAGGTTTAAAGAAAATAAATAAAAATTCTTCTCCTGAAGTTTCAACAAGAATGAAATATATTATTACTTCTATTAATGGACTTACAGAGAAAAAAGATATTAGAGAATTTGTTGATAAGTACTTTTTAGCATCAGATTCAAGAGCTTTAAGGGCAGAATACAATAGAATACAACCAAATGTTAATATGACATTTAAATATACTGATGAAGACGGCGTTGAGGAGGACGTCGATTTACCCATTGGGCTCAGCTTTTTTTGGCCTGACACCGGCAGATAGGTTACGTATTTTTACTGCAATACATGAAATCGTTTTCCACGGCAAAGGTGGATACACATGGTCTGAGGTTTACAATATGCCTATATGGCTTAGAAAGTTTACTTTCCAGAAAATGAAAGAGTTTTACGATAAGGAAAATAAAGAAAACGAAAAACACTACAACCAGCGAAAAAAACGTACTGTAGCAAAGCCTAAAATAAAACCTACTTATCGTACAAAGGCTTCTAACAAATAGGAGCCTTTACTATTTATATTATATAATAGTACACAATGGCCGAAGAGACCCCAAATATAGATCCTAAAAACGCACAAGAAGCATCAAAAGCGACTTCTGAAATGGCTGAGAATATTAAAGCATTCTCTAAAGAAGCTACTGAAGCCGGAATGAATTTAGGTAGCATATCGAATCACTTAAAAAATATTGCCAAAGGATCTAAAGATTTTAAATCAGAAATACAGGGAGCTGGACAATTAGTATCTTCAGTATCTAAAATGTCTGCTGACATAGCTCAATTTACCAAAGATGGATTAGCCTCCCAGAAAGATACTGAAAAATTTCTTAAAAAACAAAAAATTGTAAAAGGTCAGATTCAAGCTATAGAATCTAAAATGGCTGTTTTAATAGAAAAAGCTGCACATGCTGGTGAAGAAGAAGCAAAGCAGATAATGAAAACAGTTGAAGGGTTATCTAGTGCTCAATATGAAGCAGAGAGACTTTTAAGTACCTTTGAAGCAATAGAAGATGTTAATGATGAACTAAATAACGATACTAAATTCTTTGATAGTATGTCTGATTTAGTAGGAGACATACCAGTAGTAGGTAAACTATTTGGCGAATTTAAATCAGGAGCTGAAGCAGCAAGAAAAGCAGGAGTAGAAGGAGGAGATGCACTATTCGCAGGAGCTTCCCAACTCGCAGGTGCAGCAGGTAAAATGGGAATGCTTTTCGCAGTAGGTACCTTTATGAAAGGTATTTTCAAAACCAATCAAGATGTAACAGACCTAGCTAGAAATTTAAACATAACTAGAGAAGAAGCAAGAGGTTTAGATAAAAGATTTAGATCATTAAGTGCTAACACTAAAGGATTAACAAGCACACAGTTTAGAGAAGCTTATGCAGGTATTGCCGATGGTTTAGGAATTACAGCTGATTTATCCGATGATACTTTAGTTACTATAGGTGCTATGACTAAGAAATTAGGTCTAACATCAGAAGAAGCAACTAGATTAGCAACAGTTACAGCAGGTACAGGTCAAGATATGAAAGAATTCAATGATGACCTTATTGGTAGAGTTATGTTACAGAATAGTGTTAACGGTACAGCTATTAGGTATCAAGATGTAATGAAAGATATTGCAAACGCTTCAGCATCAGTTCAGCTATCTACTGCAAATATGCCTGGAGGATTAGCACAAGCAGCATTTCAAGCAAGAAGATTAGGTTTATCCTTTGCAACAATGGAAGGTGTCGCTGCAAATTTACTAGATTATGAAAGTTCTATAGGAGCTGAAATGGAAGCAGAGCTTTTAACAGGTCAACAATTAAACCTAGATGGAGCTAGAATGGCAGCATTAAGAAATGATATGGTAGGAATGGCTCAAGAGTTAGCCAAACAAGGAATTACAGCTGCGAAATTTGGTAGTATGAATCGTATTCAACAGACAGCAGTTGCTAAAGCCATGGGAATGTCTCGAGAAGAGATGTCTGAAATGCTTATGAAACAAAAAGCAATGGCAGAACTTTCCAGTGTAGAAGGAGACACCTTAGATGCAAAAGTTAGGAATGAGTTTAAACGTATTAATGCTATGGCAGAAGGCGAAGCTAAAGAAAAAGCACTAGCAAAACTTCGTCAACAAGCCGGAAATGACGAATTAGTACGACAATTAGAAAATAAATCTGTAGCAGAAGCTCAAAAAGAAGCTATGGAAAAAATGGCAGAAGCAGTTGGAGATTTAGCTATAGCGTTAGAACCTATAACTGGATTCTTTGGCGTGATAGCATCAGCAGCAGGAGAAACTTTAGGTTTTATCACTAAAATGAGTAGTAAATTAAAGACTGTTGGTAATTTAATTAAAATGTCTTTTAAACCTTTAGTAGCACTACCAATGAAAGGTTTAAGTTTTTTGAAAAAAATATCAGGCTTCTTAAAAACTATTGGTAAAGGTGCTGGAAAAGCAGCAGGTAAATCATTATTGAAAAAAATACCTATTATCGGTTTAATAGTAGGAGTTGGATTAGCAGTAAAAAGAGCAATGTCAGGAGATATATTAGGTGCATTAGGAGAAATTGGTTCCGGTGTAGCTTCTTTATTCCCCGGTATAGGAACAGGTATTTCCATGGGTATTGACGCAGCTTTAATGGCTGGGGATGCTACTGGAGTTACGGGACTAGAAGGTGGTTCTGCTTCTATAAATGTAGATGACTTTACTTTAAGCACAAATCCAGCAGATACTATTACTATGGCAGGAGGTACTAAATTAGGAGGTAATGTTGAATCATTATTAGAACAATTAATTAGCACAGTCGAAAGAACTTCAGGTCAAGATATTAACCTAGATGGATTTAGAATAGGGGAAGTACAAAGATTAACAGCAACAACAACATAAAAATAAACTATTTATAATTAAAAACACAAAATTATGTCACTAAAAGAAAAATTAAAAGATTCAGCATTAGGATTAGGAGGAGTAGATTTAGTAGCAAGAGATGGAAAAGCATTAGATGCTTTGAAAGGGACTGTTTTAAATACACCTCATAGTATGAAAGGTAAAACACCTGATCCTTCTTATGAAACTGAAATTTCTATAAAAGATCCTAGAAAGTCTTAATAGTATACTCTATTACTTATGGCGTTAATTAATTTACAAACAGATCTAAAGAGTCTTAAATACTCAGATTTCGGAGCGGAAAAACCTTTTATAACTAAAAATATAAATAACCCTCCTAATGAAAGTGGTATAGAAAAAGCTACCACTCATCGTATAGACGACTTAAACCGATTTAGAAAATTTTTGACATCAGGAAAAGGAGTAACATGGATAGCTAATCAAGGAGCACTAAATGTAGTAGAAGCTCAAATAAAAACTAGATCTGATGGTAACTCAAGAAGTTTTGCAGGTCAAATTTTATCAGGAGGATGGTCTACAGCTAAACTTATTGCTTCAACTGCGGCACAGATACCTGTAAATGGAACCGGTACACACTTTGTAGAAGGATTTGGAGGTAAATCAGGATATTTAAAAGGTGTACAAGGACACGTCTTAGCTAGAAACGGAGGATTTATACCAACATCTAATATATTAGAGCAGACTGTAGCATTAGAAGAAGGTAAAACAGAAACTATAAATGTTGGATCTAAGATATTAGGTAAGTACTTACAACCTGGCGCTATACAGATATATAAAAAAGATACTGACCAGTACGTTAGAGATCCAGACTTTAAAGCTGATCAGAAAAATTTACTGCAGACAATATTCGGAGGAGGGAATGTAACTCCTAATGAATTGAAATATAGAACTAATAGTAAAATAGACGTTCCAGGGTTAAGCTACGGTATGCATTCTGTAACACTTTCAGGCTCTAAAGATAGTACAGATGCAGCAGGAAATAAGATAATACGTACTAGAGCAGCACAAGGATTTGTAAATAATGGAGATAGAATATCCGTTCGTCAGCCAGTCTCAGCTTCTTTAGCTGAATTCGCCACAAAAATGGCTGAACAAGCAGAACAATTTCCAGAACTTTACGGTAATACTAAAGACTTAATTAAGTTTAATATTAAAACAGTTGCTCCTAGAAGTAGCAACGAAGATGGTCCTCTAATAACTAGACTAGATTTTAGAGCATATATTGATTCTTTTAGTGATTCTTTTAATGGAAATTGGAGTAAAACAAATTATATTGGAAGAGCAGAAGAATTATACAGTTATTCTGGAATGTCAAGAGCAATTCAATTTAATTTTAAAGTTGTTGCTCATACACAGAGAGAATTAGTACCCATATATAACAAGCTTAATAAATTAGTTGGTTCTACCGCACCAAATTATATGAATCAGAACTATATGAGAGGTACTTTTAATATGGTAACGGTAGGTGATTACTTAATTAATATGCCTGGTTATTTTACTTCTATTAATTTAACTTGGAACAAAGATTATCCTTGGGCACATAGTGAAGATGATGGAGGAGAGCTACCTACTATTTTAGACGTACAGTGTTCTTATCAACCAATTCATAGATCTGCACCAACTAATGGCATGGTATTTATAGGTGATGATTTTAATTTAGCAAATGATACTAATTTTGAAGTTCAACAATTAGATGAAGTAGTAATTACAGGATAATGAATAGATACAATAAAATAGGTATATTTAAAACAAGAGAAGGTAAACGTTATACTAAAAATGTTATTTTCCCAGAAATCGCACCTACGGCTAACGATATTTATGTCATAACAACCGCAGGTGATAGATACGATACATTAGCATTAGATTATTATAATGATTCTACTCTTTGGTGGATTATAGCATCAGCTAATAACAGCAACAGAGACTCACTCTCAGTTCGTCCCGGTATTCAAATGAGAATACCAATGAATAAGGATTCAGTTATAGAAGAATATGATAAGTTAAATGCTGATAGATAATGGCAGAATCAGGTAAATTATACGGAGTACCATTAAACATAGGGGTACGTACTCAACTAGCATATAGAGCACAGAATCTAGGCGCTACTGATAAAGATGTACAGCAACTTATGGTTGATAATAACCGAGGAGCATGGGTTTCTTTAGCTTCAAGTGCACAAACTCTTTCTGAGGAAACAATAAAGTATAAAGAAACGCTTAAAAAACACCTTACTAGCGGTTGGATAGAAAATCAAATAGCAGCTCAAAAATATTTAGAAAGTGTAGAAGCAGCAAAATCTGAACAAGGAAATCAGTTAGCTCAAGGTAATATATTAAGTGGAGGTGTGCTATATCCAAGAATTACTGATAGTAATAAATTAAAATTAGAGAGAAGAACGGGTATAGATTTCGGTAAAACATACAATCCGTTCGGTAATCAAAGTAGTTATGAACATAGCCCGGAATTTGGTTTTCAACCAATGATGGGAATTACTGATTTTAAAATTGTTACTCAATCAGCTTTCGGTACTTTAAGAAAAGCTACCGTAACTATCAAAGCATTTACTCCAGACCAACTTTCTATATTAGAAACTTTATATTTTAGACCAGGATTTTCAATGTTACTAGAATGGGGTAACTCGGCATATATAGATAAAAATGGAGAAATAAGTAGCTATAATTTAGGTATAGCAAAAACATTTACACTAGGTAATTTAAAAGACAAGAAAGTAGAAAATGAAGATGGAACAAAAGAAATTGTAACTGCTGTTCAACAGATGAAAGAAATGATCAAAGAGAACAGAGAGTTCTCCGGGTACAATTACGACGGTATAATAGGTAAAGTAGTAAACTTTAGTTGGAGGTTAGCTAATGATCAAAGCTATGACTGTACTCTTGATATACTATCAGAAGGAATGGTAGTAGATGCTATTAAAACAGTTTACACTCCTTCTACTGATACTTCTTTAGATAAATATAAAAGCGGTAATCAAGCAGAAACTTCAACTACAAGTGATGACTTATTAATAGATGCATTAGAGATATTTAAAAATCCTGAAAAAAGAGCGGAGTATATAGAAAAAGAATATCCCGACAGTAAGATAAGAGCTTACTTTAGCGACAGTTTCTTTATAGCAGGGGAAGCCACAGAAGATGGGGAATCTCAATATAATAATGATAGACATTATTACTTAACATTAAGAGATTTTTGTTATGTATTCAATAAACAAATACTTGAAAAACAAAACACTGGTAATATTAGTCTTAAGTTTTCTACTAAATTTGATAAATCTGTAATGACAACATTCCCCGGACATATTTCTAATGATCCTGGTATATGTGTGATGCCTTTTAGAGATGGAGAACCTTATGAATCAAATCCTAAAGGTAGTGATATATCATTTACCAAAGAGATCAATTTATACGGAGGGCTACAAGATAAAAATGGAACTACCATATTTAAACCTAAACCTACTAAATGGAAGTACGATTATCAAAAGTCTAACATTCACAGAGTTCCTTTAGAAGCTGGAGAAGCTAGTAAACACTTACCTACTATATTTGGTGATGAGTTTTCACATGATTCTCCTTACAAAATTTTAATAAATATAGATCATCTTATAAGAATACAGGAATCTTTTAAAGAACAAGCTAATGAAGATCACGAAGTAAAAGCTGTAGTCTCTCAGTTCTTTAATAGACTGTTAAGTGATATAAATACTTCTTTAGGAGGTATAAATAATTTAGCTTGTTTTTTTGATGAAGATAATAACGAATGGATTATTATAGATCATAATTGTTTTGATCTACAAGCAGGAACTTCTAAAGAAAAACCTTCTAGTGAACCTCCATTATTAAATATCATAGGATTAAAAACTGAAGTATCTAAGTTAGATATTCAAAGTAAAATATCAAATGAAATGTTTAACATGCTAGCAATAACAGCAACATCTAGTGGTCAAAAAGTAGAAGAGAGTATAGATAATTTTTCAAGATATAATGCAAACGTTTCTGATAGGTATGTACCACTTGTAAAACCAGAAGTTAAAACAAACAAAAAATCTTCATCTCAAAATTGGAAAGAAGCTAAAGATATTAATATCTTAAAACAGATAGCTAAACCTTGGCACAGGTATATTAATGGAAATATAGCCGTCAATATAGCTTCACAAAAAAAGATATACAGTCCAGAAGCGTTCGAATCATCAAAACAAGCACATGCTCAGTATATGAAAGCTTTGAATGATCAAAGAGAAGGTAAAACAAGGGAAGCAGGAGAAAAACGTCCATTTAACGGTGGACTTTTACCTATAGAATTAAGCCTTACCATGAGAGGTATATCAGGATTGAAAATAGGAGAAGCATTTTTAATAAATGATGTTCTTTTACCACAGAGAAGTAGAGGTTTAATCGGATTTTCTATTACCGGTATAGATCATAGTATTTCTTTAGATAATCAATGGGAAACTAACATTACTACTGCAATGTACAATCTACCCGATACAGAAATACCTATAGAAGATGAGTATGAAGAACCTTACAAAGCTCCAGAAGCACCTCCAGCAGAAGGTCCAAAAGAAACTCCTAATGCAAATAGATTAAGAGGAGCAATAGCAGCAGCTGGGTACGTAGAAAAGAAAAAGAAAGGATACTCATCAGGGGAACTTACTAGTGCATTAGATGCAACAAATAACAAAACAGGTAAAGTTGATATTAGTGAAGAAATGGCAGATTATGGAGTTGCTGTTATCAACGCAGTTAAAAAAGAAGTACCTGGTGTTACGTTAACATTTACCGGAGGTAATGATAAATTCCATCATGGTTTAAATTATACTAGTAGACACGTAGACGGTAGAGCTCTAGACTTTGTAATAAGTCCATACAGTGCTGATGCTTATACAAAAGTTCTTAATATAATTGAATCATTTGCAGCAGGTGAAAATGATAAGGTAAGGTTTAAAGATGAATATAAAAGATTGACCGCTGCTGCTACTGGTGCTCATTTCCATATATCTTGGGGTAAAGGTACCGAAGGTAAGGATGAACTTGCAGCAGCAATTAAAAAAGTAGAAAAAGGAACTATTCAAAAAAGATTCGTATAATATGTGGTTACCTCCATTTAAAATAATAAAAGGATTATTTGCATCAGCAGGTCAATTTACATTACCTGACGGAAGTGAATACTCAGGACCATACCACGCCACTGCTGACGGAGCAGAGTTTACAGGATCTGAACCAGGTAAGGATATGCAAAAACTTACCCCAACATTAGAAAGAATAGCAGAATCAGATCCTTTTCTTGATACACATAGTGATTTAAAAAAAGCAGAAAATGAAATAGTATACCCTACTCCTAAGGGATATAAAAAAGGCTTTTTTATGAGATTCTACTTACAAGACACTAGAAATGGAAAAATAGTAGAAGTAAAAGAAAAAACATATAGAAGGTATAAACCTGAACTTTATATCAAAGGTGTTGAAGTTAAATGGATATTAGAAAAACCTTTGAAAGATGTGTTTATGAGTGGTTTTTTATATAAAGGAGCAGCAACAAGAAATATAGAAAATATAAATAAAGCGTCTATTGAACTGCCTGAAATTTCACAATATATTACAGACTACGGTCAATTTGTAAATGTAGAATCAGATGTTGAAGGTTATAAGTTTATGGAACTTCCAGTTGCAGAACAAGAGAGAATAATAAGAAAGGTAAGACCTAGTATTCAAGAAGCTCCATTGAAAAGAAAAATACCAAGGTTTGGAAAAGTTAAAAAACTTAAACCACAATCTAACTTATATACCCCTGGTGGAAGATTTAAGATTGAAGGTTCAAATCAAGAGTATAAAGGTTTTTATCACATACACCCTGAGAAAGGACCAATGGAAGGTGCAGAACATAAAACAAAATTTCATAGAAAATTAGTATTAATAGGTGGAACAGTAGATGTAGATTCTTCAACAATTTCACCAGCAGAAGTAGATCCAAGCACATTACAGTACGGCGGAACTGCCGGGTCTCAACCTACAACAGGTCAAACCGGAGGATCAGGTGCTTCGTATTCCGGAGGAGGAGGAAGTTACTAGTTGCTTCTTTAATATATTTTTCTTATATTATATGAAAGGTTATATTAATGTTTTATATAGTAGAAGAAGAAAATAAGTTAAATCATTTAGAAAGTTTAGTAAAATTAGGTTGTTATGTACAAATAATACCTTCTGATTATAACTTTCATCCTAAACTTACAACCACTACCGCAGTATATATTAGACTATTAAATAGTTACCATGGCTTTATTATTCCAATAAATCATGATGAAGGAGTAGACGTAGATAAAAAACGTGTCTATTCAATATTAAAAGCAGCTAGTAAACTATATACATTAGATAAGAAAGAATTGCTCTACCATTTTAGTTTACCGGATGCAATAGATATATCGTTAATGTACTCCATGACGTACTTTCAAAGATTAGAGTATGAAAGATTAAATAGTAAGTTAAACTACTTTTATAATAGATTTAGAACACATAATAATATAAATCAATTAATTCCTATTTCTAAATTATACGAATCTTCTGAAGAACTATATGAAAAATTAAAAGAACATATTAAAATAAAACAACCATCAGGATTCGACTTTTATAATAACACAGCTACATCAGTATTTTATTTGTTAGAACAACAAGGATTAGGTATTGATTATGATGATTTTATAAAAAAGTTTAATCCAAGAGAGCCACGTTATAACATACATAATAACGTAATATTAACATCATATAATCTATACAATGCTACATCTAGACCCACTAATTCTTTTAATAGTGTTAATTTCGCTGCTATTCCTCACACGGAGGGGCATAGAAAAACCTTCAAGCCGCAAAACGATTACTTTGTTGAGTTTGATTTTGACGGGTATCACCTGCGCTTACTTTGCAACCAAATTGATTACACACTTACTGACGAATCAGCTCATAAACAACTCGCCAAGCATTACTTCGGCACTGATGATATAACAGATGAGCAGTATAAACAAGCAAAACAAATTAATTTTCATGCAATATACGGTAAAATACCGGAAGAACATAGGGATTTAAAGATATTTAAAGAAATACAGGAATATATAGATGCAATGTGGAGTAGTTTTAACGATGAAGGATTCATATGTAATCCACAATCAGGAAAACCCTTTACAAAAGAGTTAAAAGACATGCATCCAGCTAAGTTGATGAATTATATGATGCAATCGTTGGAAACTTCAAATAATATTCTTATATTAAAAGAAGTACTAAAGTATTTACAAAAGAAAAGAACAAAAGTTGCACTTTATACTTACGATGCAATACTTTTTGACTTTTCTAAAGAAGATGGAAAAGAAACTTTACAGGAAATCCAGCAGATATTAGAAAATAATAAAAAGCACCCAGTTAAGTTTAAATTTAGTAAAGACTTAGTGTTATAAGAATAGTTAAATATTTATAAGAAATGCAAACAGTTACAGATTTTTCGTTGAATTATGATCTCGACGAAGTTTATTTAAACGATGATATGAGCAATAAACTGTTTTGTACATTTTCAACAGAGGAATCTTTAGACGATGTACTTACTTCTATAAAAGAAAAATACCGCATTGTATACAATAAAATATTCGTACTTTATTCAAAAAGTCAAAACGAATACATTTGTACCTACAATGTCGACTTTGGGAATGTGTCTACGTTTCTAGAAAATACAATTCTAGTACATAGAAAAAAAGAAACTAATACATTATATACTATCAATGCTTTGAATACATTGATAAAAGAATTAAATAATGGTCAATTAGATTCTTCCTATAAAGTAAACTGGGCAGATTACAGAAACTGTATTCTACTTACGAAAGGCCCAGAATTAAAAAGAATTAACACCAAACTTTTTAACATAATAGAGTTGGATCGTTAATATTTTTTTCGTATATTAATAATAAGTTATATTTAAAAATAAATGTTATATGGATTTAAATGCTATCAAGGCTAAGCTAGATGCCTTAAACAACAACGGACAGGATAGAGAAAAGACAGATTATTCTAAAATATTTTGGAAACCTGAGCAAGGTAAACAAGTTCTTAGAATAGTTCCTTCTGCTTTCGATCCTACATTTCCTTTCAAGGAATTAAAATTTCACTACGGTATAGGAAAGTATCCTATGATTGCCTTATCTAATTTCGGTAAGCAAGATCCTATTGAAGAGTTTGTAAAAGAGTTACGTAAAACTAATGACAAAGATAATTGGTCTTTATCTGGAAAAATCAACCCAAAGACAAGAGTATTTGCTCCTGTAGTAGTTAGAGGTGAAGAAGATAAAGGAGTTAGATTATGGGGATTTGGAGTAACTATTTACAAAGCTTTATTAGCTCTTGCAGAAGATGAAGATGTAGGGGATTTTACTGATGTATTAAATGGATGGGACTTAATTGTAGAACAGCAACCAGGAAACCCTTACCCTACTACAACAGTGAGAATTAAGCCAAAACAAACACCATTATCTGATAATAATGATTTAGTAGAAAGTTGGTTGAAAGAACAACCTAACCCTGTAGAATCATTTACTCAGTATGATTATGATTTCGTTAAGAAGCAACTTCAAAATTACCTTAACCCAGGTTCAGCAGAAGAAGATCAACCTGCTGCTTTACCAGGAGGTACAGATAATACTACGCCAGCAGCTAAAACTGATTTTACTTTAGAAACTGCTACTAGTGGTAAAAAAGATACTGTGAGTAAATTTGATGACTTATTTAACGAATAAAAATGGCAAAAAAGAAAGAAGTACAACAAAGAGCGACCGCTGCAGTTCGTAAGTCGTTTAATCTAGGTAATTTTAAAAAGAAGAAAGGTTTTTCTAACGCTTCAGTTAAATTTAAACCACAAGGATGGATTCCTTTATCTCAAGCTTTCCAGGATATTACTTCTTTACCAGGTATTCCAACCGGTCATATTACTTTACTAAGAGGTCATAGTGATACAGGTAAAACTACGGCTTTAATAGAAGCAGCGGTTAATGCTCAAAAAATGGGCATTCTCCCTGTCTTCATAGTAACAGAGATGAAATGGTCTTGGGAACATGCTAAAGAGATGGGATTACAGTTCGATGAAGTAACAGATAAAGACGGAAATGTTGTTGATTATGAAGGATTTTTCCTTTATGCGGATAGAGGTCAATTAAATACTATAGAAGATGTAGCAGTGTATATTGCTGATCTTATGGACGAACAAGCGAAAGGTAATTTACCTTACGATATGTGTTTCTTCTGGGATAGTATTGGATCAGTACCGTGTGATTTATCAGTTCGTTCTAATAAGAACAACAACGAATGGAATGCTGGTGCAATGTCTACTCAATTTGGTAATAATCTTAATCAGAAAATATTACTTTCAAGAAAAGAGAATTCAGCTTATACAAATACTTTAGTAGCAATTAATAAAGTATGGACTATGAAACCAGAGTCTCCAATGGGAATGCCTAAATTACAGAATAAAGGAGGTATGTCTATGTGGTATGATGCTACATTAGTAATTACTTTCGGTAATATTACTAACCCAGGAACATCTAAGATTAAAGCTATCAAAAATGGTTTACAAGTAGAGTTTGCAAAGAGAACAAACGTACAGGTTGAAAAGAACCATATTGGAGGAGTTCAATCACGAGGTAGAGTAGTAATGACTTCACATGGATTTATACCTGATGATAAGAGAGCGATTGATAAGTATAAAGATGCTCATAAAGATCACTGGTTAAAACTTGTTGGTTCAGTAGACTTCGATCTAATAGAAGAAGGAGATTTAGAGGAAACACCTATAACTCCTAATTTGTTAGATTAATGGCTTACGAAAATATTTTAAAGAACTTAAGAGAAACCCCACCGAGAAAGTTAAACGACCATATTCTTGTTATAGATGCAATGAATATGTTAATACGAAGTTTTTCCCTTCTCAAAGCGATGAACCCATCAGGCGCCCATATTGGGGGCTTGGTAGGGTTTCTTCGTTCTTTAGGGTATGTAACTAGAATATTTGATCCAACAAGAGTAGTTGTAGTATGGGACGGTAAAGGAGGTTCCGGAAATCGGAAAAATATTGATCCTAACTATAAAGCTCAAAGAGCAACTGCTAGAATAACTCATTGGGGTCTGTATGATACAAGAGAAGAAGAACAAGAATCGTTAGTTAATCAGTTATTAAGAGTTCAAGACTACTTAGACTGTCTTCCAATGCAGCAAATAATGATGGAAAAGTTAGAAGCTGATGATATTATAGCTTATATGGCAAAAGAAGCAGGTAACTCTGGTAAAAAAGTTA